GACGCTGGTTCGAGTCCGGCCCCCGCTACAAATACGTAAACCTAAGTACCCATACCGCTCACGGTGGGCTAAGTAAGATACAATTTCGTACTGCGGGAAGTAGAATGCTTAGGAGCGTGTTTACGGCTAGGAGTGTAAAAGGCGTCGGTGCTGATTCCATCTGTTGAAGATGGTTGCTCATTGTAGGTTCGAATCCTATCCTAGCTGCAGAGGGTCCTTTAGCTCAGTTGGTTAGAGCAGCTCGCTCATAACGAGAAGGTCCCAGGTTCGAATCCTGGATGGACCACACAAAAAGTTGCAAATAAGAAAAGAAAGTTGTATATTAAAAGAAAAGAAACAGTTATGAAGAATCATTCACTATCACCAAAAGGTTTATCGCTATCTCAAGCGCAATCAGTATCCAATCTTTGTAATCAAAGAGCAAAGGATATCCAGGCCAATATTTCAGTAATCAACAATGCACAGAAGGTTATTACCATTGACGGTAAAGACTACGTTAAGACTGTAGGTAATGCAATCCCTTACGAGATCGTGGATCTTTTGAAAGAGAAAGCACGCTTACATGCTGCCCAAGCTTTCTTGATGGAGAACATCAAAGCTAAAGACGAAGCGCTGAGTGAGATCAAGAATAGACGATTCGTTTCTGGTATCGAAGGTCCTGAGAGCCCACGTTATATGGAACCAGAATACATCGATCCAGTTGATGAGCAGTGGGGTTGGGAACAGCTATCTACTAAAGAGTACTGTGAGTTCTTAGAAGCTGAAGCATTTGCATCACACGTTGGACAATTCATCCACGGAGGTGGTAAGTTGGATAAACTTCGTAAGGAGTTACCTACAATGGAATTGTTGGAGTGGGCTGAGATTGAGGATGGCAAGAAGACGCCAGTAGTAGTTAATGCACACCACACGTCAGAGTATTTAGCTGACTTGCATGAGGATCTTTCTGGACTTCATAGAGATTACGAGCAAAAAGTAAACTACTATAAAGCTAAGGTGAAGAACCTAGTGACTTTGGAGAATGCTCGCATTGCTCGAGTTAATGCAGACAACCAGTCAGCAGCTAACGAAATCAACGACAAGTTGATTACAGAGTACAAAACTGCAAGACAAGCTTGGTTAGCCAAAGTTTCGAAAGCAACAAATGAGTTTGAAGAAGCTCGTCAGAAAGAGACCGCTCGAATCGCAGCTCTACGAATTGAGGTATCACCGATATTCAAAGAAGTGATTGATGGCTTTCTTTCTAAGTTAGGTAAAGAGTAAGGTGGTAGGGAGCTAGACATGAGTCGATGCTCCCTTACTTTTGTGTTGGGATAGTTAGGTTTTCTTATACAAGATATGATATATATTCATTATACTAAGAAACGCTGGATGTAGGGCACTGCCCTTATTTAGCCCTGAAACTATCGCTTCCCTGCAAACTCCAAAAGCTGAGATAGAACTCAACGTTAGACAAGTTACTCCTCTCCGGTCGAGATAATTGGCTAGCAAACCGAGACTTAGTTTTTGATTTTGCCTTTGTAGCAGGGAAGGTCTTTGATTTGGAATTTAGCATTGGTTTAGTCTATATCCCTAATTATCTCAACAACTTATTTTATAGTCAGGTGGCGGAATGGTAGACGCTCAGGGTGATAATTAAGTAGTTCGGATTATAAATACAACCTCGATGGACTACATGTAGGTTCGAATCCTGCCCTGACTACAAGCGTAGAAGTTCATTGACATAAAATAATAGGAGAACCACAATATGGAAACAACAATGTTTGCTTTAGGGATTCTTGCGATGATAATGGTGATGTTAATTACTGTTGTTGTTGTTGGTATTGTTAAGGTATTTAAGATGAGTAAACAAATCAAAGATTTCTACACATACCTGCATGAGTCAGAAAGATCTACAAGTGATTACATTCGTAGAGTAGAGCAAAATACTGATATGCAGTTTCGGGATGTTAATAGAGATATCAACATGATCGAACATACGATGATGAATCGAATGGATCACGGATTGATAGCAGTAAATGATCAAATTACAGATTCAGTTACTCAAAGTAATTCGTATACAGACAAACGAATCGATAAGCTAATTGATACCTACTTTGAGGTACAAGAAGCAAAACAATCAAAAAAACTAATTAAAGGATAAATCCGTCAAAGCTTCTACGCTTTCTATTTATATAAAACAATCATATGAAACATATTAGTACAATTCTATTTGTATTGATCTTTGCTACAAGCTTTGGTCAGTACTGTCCTGCATTAGGACCAGATCAACTCCTTCCATGTGGGTTAGGAACAACGACGTTAACAGCTGACCTATCTCAGTGTGGACCTGGAGGACCTTCTCCAAAACAAACCACGGATTACCTAGTTAGTAGTATTCCCTATGTTGCTCAAGCTAACACGGGTACTAACATATTCATGACAGATGATTCTCAGCAAGGACCTTTTAATATAGGATTCAACTTTTGCTTCTTCGGATCAACCTATACTCAATTCTATATAGGATCGAATGGTTGGATATCTTTCTCAGGAGGGCAGCCAACTACATTTACCTCTTCACCAATTCCAACAGCAAACCCTCTAGTACCTAAGAATTGTGTAATGGGGCCATGGCAGGATTGGCATCCAGGACTTGGTGGTCAGATTAAATATCAAACAACTGGAGTAGCTCCATGTAGAAAATTAACAGTAAGTTGGATAGGTGTACCTATGTTTAGTTGTACGGGAAACCAAGGAACATTCCACATTGTGGTCTATGAGTCAACTAACGCAATCGAAACCTATATTCAAGATAAACCTGCATGTACACAGTGGCAAGGTGGTACCGCAGTAGAAGGTATACACAATACAGCTGGTTCAATAGGGATAGCCGTTCCTGGAAGAAACTCCACAGCATGGACTGCAAACAATGATGCTTGGAGGTGGACTCCAAATGGTCCTCTAGTTAATCCAGTACTGACTTGGTACCAGGTAGGTAATCCAGTAGCTATTGGAACTGGACCATCTATAACAGTCACACCACCCGCTGCAGGTGCTCAGTATACTTGTCGTTTTGTTTATCCTATTTGTAATGTAGGATGGGCTACTTGTAATGCTTTTGCAGGATTGGGACCAGATACAGTATTCGTACAACCTGGACCTCCGTATCCAGTAGTAAGTCCAATTGCAGGTTCAGATACTCTATGTTCGTATTCAACAAATGAGCTATATACAATTATCAATCAACCTGGAGTAAATTACTTATGGGACGCTGTTGGGACTATTACGTCAGGTCAAGGTGCAGATAGCATTACTATTGATTGGAATGCAATTGCTCCAGGATTCATTCCTGGTGGGGTTATGGTTACTCCGGAAGCAAATGGTTGTGTAGGTGCACCTGCTTCTTTTGATTTATTTATACTAGATGTTGTTCCAATTATTCAACCGATAGGACCATTCTGCGAATATGACGATAGCACTCAGCTAGTTGGTAATCCATTAGGTGGAGCATTCTCAGGAGTAGGAGTTTCTAATACTTACTTCAATCCACAAAACGCAGCTGGCGTTGATACAATTACTTATACATACACTCTCAGTGGCTGTACGTTTGATACAACAACTCTTGTTACCGTGTACCCAAAACCTACCTTAGATTCTATTACTCCTCACAATACATTCTTTGAGATATGTGAGCTAGAAGTGGCCACAATAACATGGGATGCAGATGGTTATCCTGCAAATGGATATACGGAGTGGACTTGGTTAGGACAGAATACTCAGCAACCATTATTATCTGTAACAGTACCTTGGGATTCAGCAGGAACATATAATGTGTCTGCAGTCTATTGGGCTAATGGTTGTGTGTCGGATCCACAAACTGCTTACATCACAGTAATTCAGTGTCCGGAAACTTTATTCTATATTCCTAATTCATTTACACCAGATGGTAACGAATGGAATCAAGTATGGCAACCTATAATTACTAGTGGGATAGATCCATACAACTATCAGGTGTTGGTGTACAATCGTTGGGGAGAAGTTGTATTTGAGTCTCACGACATTGAAGTTGGATGGGATGGAACTTATAAAGGTAGGCCATGCATGGAAGGTGTATACTTTTACATAGTAAGCTGTACCGATACTAAAACAGCTAAGAAGTTTAACCTACAAGGACATATTTCTTTATTAAAATAATTCTACTTAACTGTTGCAAAATCGGTATTAAGGTAGTATATTTACTACATAAAATTAATACTAGTTATGAAACGTAAGAGAAACTTCAAAACAACATTTCTTAGATTACTCAGACGGGTAGGATGGCTTTGTAAGAAACCAACTCCTCCCACTCGTCGTTTGCGGATAGCATCAACATCGTGGCCAGATTCACGAATCACACCTATACAAGCAGAGCAGCACAATTGGGTAGAAGCTAAGAAGAGTTACCGAAAAGATTGTCATTTTGACTCAGTCACATTTACTTGCAAGTGTGGTGTTAAGTCGGTAGAAGAGTTTATGCAAGGATGTAATCAAAGTAAAAACAAATAAAACACAAGTTATGAAAGAGACAATTAACCAGACAACAGTATCGTTTATAAAGAAACATGCTAAGAATGCGTTGAGCATTATTGTAGCGGTATCAATCGCAACAGCATCATTCAAGTTAGGTGCCAAGTATGGTAACACTGAGAAGAAAGAAGCTGCAGTAGAAAACCCATACGCACATGCATTCTCTCCTGAGGAGATCTCGATTGCAGTGAACGAAAGTAATGAGTTGATCATGATCGAACGAGCTACTGGAAAGTACATTGTGTATAGTGATAAGATTGGTCAGACAATTTTTGGAATGTATGCTAACCGCATTAGTCAAGAGGTGAATGCTGGTAAATAGTATTAAAATCGGTATTGCAGTGGCATCAGTTGCTGTCGCTGCACTTACCGTTACTACTCCGGAAACAGAAACAAAAACAACAAACACACAAGTAAGGATTCCGGATAGTATCGATCAAGGTTCTCCTGCAAGTTTGCAGATGTACAATTACATTAAAGCATACGCAGATACGTTTGACATTCCATTGCGCTATGCATTTGGTATTGCCAACACTGAGACTGGTTACAATGGACCATTCCACTGGAAGTACAATCCAGCACAAACATCATGTGCAGGTGCAGTAGGACCAATGCAAGTAATGGTATCAACAGCTAGATGGATTAACAAAGATGGTGTATCAAAAGAGAGGTTACGAACTGATATTAGATACAACGTCTACACTTCAATGAAATTATTACACAAGCTATTTATTAAAAACAGAGACTGGAAGCTAGTGTTCGGAGAATACAATACCGGACGTCCTTGTGTTAATGGATACGCTCACAAAGTTTACAACTACAAAGCTAAATGGTAATGAAAGAAGAATTAGGATTCGAAGATAGCATAAGCCCAGATGTCTATGATGGTACAGAAGATTTGGATCGAATGAGAGACCAAGCTGTAAATTGGTTAGGTCACGGTAATCGAATTAGAACAATCGCAGCTCTTCAAGATAGAAACGCTCTTTTAGAATATGAAGGAGATGAAGACGAAAAGGTGATGCAATGGATCGGTGAGAATTTAGATCTGGACTGTCCCAATCAATATATGATTTCAGATCTAGCAGAGATTGTTGATAGTTGGGGACTAAAGAAAACCACAGCAAAAGAAGCAAGACACGCAATTTTAACAGTACTTGTGGAGTACATTGGAGGTTGCTAACTATTTATTAATAAGATGATAAAACTAAAGAACATACTAAACGAAGTACTCGAAGAAGGAGTATATGATCCAGGAATCCTAAAATGCGTATTCCTAGCAGGTGGGCCTGGATCAGGTAAAACAACAGCAGCAAATCAATTACTTGGAGTAAGCTTTGATAGCTTTTCTGAGGCTGGACTAAAACCAGTTAATAGTGACAAATTCTTTGAGTTCATCTTAAAGTCTCGTAACCTACCAACTGACCTAGCATCTCTTTCTCCTGAGGACTTTGAGAAGATTACTGTAGGTGCAGACTCTCCTAGAGAGAAAGCAAAGGGAATGTTGAAGACATCTTATACATACTACGTTGGTGGTCGTTTAGGTCTTATCATTGATGGTACTGGAGATGATCCAAACAAAACAAGACAACAAGCAGAGGAATTGCAGAAAGTGTTTGGCTACGATGTAGCTATGGTGTTTGTTAACACATCACTAGAAAAAGCGATTGATAGAAATAACAATCGAGAAAGAAAGCTACCTGCTGATCTTGTAACTAAGATCTGGAATGAAGCACAGAAAGCAAAGGAAGTACATAAGCGCTTCTTTGGTAACAACTTCTACGAAGTACTTAACGAGAAGGATAGTGCACCAGGACAGCCATTAGATATCAACCCACAAGTACAAAAGTTAGTACGTTCGTTCATACAAAAGCCAGTTCAGAACCCAGTAGGTAAAGAGTGGATCAAGAAAGCACTTGCTGCAAAGTCTTCTATGAGTGAAGCAGAAAATCCTCAGTATGAGATATTCTGTGATATGGATGGAGTGCTTTGTGATTTTGTTAAGCAGTGGAAGAAATACTTCAAAGGAGAAGCTCCTGACGATATGAGACATCGAATTGGTAAACCAGAGTTTGATGAGTACCTAGATTCTATGGACAGAAAGTTTTGGAATACTATGGAGTGGATGCCAGGAATGCAAAGAGTGTGGAATGTTATTAGCAACTATGGTGCAGGTGCTAAAATACTTAGTGCCCCTGCCGAGAACCCAGACTCACCTGCAGGTAAGTTGGATTGGGTAAAGAAGAATCTTTCAAATCCAGAAGTGATCTTCCGCAAGTCAACACAAAAGCAAGAGTTCTCAGGACCTAACAAGATCCTTATTGATGACCTCAAAAGAAATATTGATCAGTGGAGAGCTAGAGGAGGAATTGGAATACACCACATCAGCGTGGAGAAGACACTAAAAGAACTAAGTGATTTAGGAATAAAATAAACCAACGAAAGTTGGTTTTTTTGTTTTAATTAGGTATATTAATAGAAATAAGTATGGGACCATTAGAAGGACAATTACATTTATTAGCAATCACCGTTACGGTAGTATGTATAGTGGTTCATTTAATTTTTGCAAACAAAAACAAGGAATGAAGATAGGAGTTATAGCAGGAAACTTTGACGTTATCCACCCAGGTTATATCTATATGTTTGATGAGTGTAAGCAGAACTGCGACCACCTCGTAGTACTATTGCATACGGATCCTACCATCGAACGTCCCGAAAAGCTCAAGCCAATTTTAACAGTTGAAGAGAGACGTAAAATCTTATTTGCTTTAGATATTCCTACAGTCATATCTTATGATACGGAAAAGGAGTTGTATTGGATGCTCCACGATGGAGACTATGATGTGCGTTTTCTAGGGGACGATTACATGGGTAAGTCCTTTACTGGAGATGACCTTAGTATTCCAATTCACTATCTCAACAGAGATCACGGTTGGTCAACAACAAAGTACAAACGATTAATAGCAGATTCACTATGTTAAGAAAAATTAACAAATGGTTTGAAATCAATTTTGGTTGGTTTTTTATAAGCGGAAGAAAGAGAGCTCACTGGGCTGATTATTTAAGAAAAAAGTATAAGGTATGAATGATAAAGAAATGATCAAAGTTCAAGAGGAACTAATTAACGTACTCTACTCACAAGTGGTAGACTTATCGATGATGTCTAAGATTGAATTAGGCGACGATGTAATTGCAGAAATTCAGCGATTAAGAAACCTAATGTCTGAGTATTAAATGAATAATCTCGATAAACAGTACACCACACTACTCCAAGACATATTGGACAATGGAGTAACCAAACAAGATCGCACTGGTACTGGAACAGTATCTGTATTTGGTAGACAAATTAGACATAAGATGTCAGAAGGGTTTCCTTTACTTACAACTAAGAAGATGCCATTTAAACTTATAGCAACAGAGCTGATGTGGTTCCTTCGTGGTGATACAAACATTAAATTTCTAGTAGACAACAACTGTCATATTTGGGATGGCGATGCTTATAAAGCGTATGAACAATGGTATGAACATATGAGTAAAACCACACCATTTACTGTACCTAAAAGGTTTACACAAGATGAGTTGATTAAGGCAATTAGTCTTGATGAGTATCATGCTAAGCATTTTGGCGAGTTAGGTCCAATTTATGGTAAGCAATGGAGAAAGTGGTCATATGAAGCTGGTGAAGTTAATAAAGGTGGTATAGACCAAATCGCAAACCTAATCAACGACCTTAAAACAAACCCAGACTCTAGGCGTTTAATGGTTAATGCTTGGAATGTTGGTGAATTGGATTCAATGGTTCTCCCACCTTGTCATTATGGATTTCAAGTTTATACAAGGGAGTTGAGTTTAGATGAAAGAGGCGAATTATTTAGAAAAACTTACCCAGATAAATCAGTTAGTGATTTCGCTCCACAAGGAATGGAAGTACAATCACTAAGCCACCAACTATATACAAGATATAATAATGCAAATATTCCAACCAGAGCAATCTCTTTAATGTGGAATCAGCGTTCAGTAGATACATTCTTAGGTTTACCATTCAACATTGCATCTTATGGATTGTTATTGGAAATAATTGCTAAAGCAGTTAATATGGTTCCAGATGAATTGATCGGTAACTTGGGTGATACACATTTGTATTTGGATCATATTGAACAAGCAAAGGAACAGATTGGCAAAAAACTAGATCTAGATGAACGACAAGCAATGGTCACCCAAGAAATGTTTAATCAAATATATAATGCTGGAGACAGTAGCACATTAACACATTCTGAAATTGATCAATGGGACATTCCAAGAATCAAAACCAGAGAACCCTATCCACTACCAACTTTAAATATCAATACAGAATTTTGGCCAACAGAATCTGGAGAGTGTGGTGTAGGTCCTATTGATGCGACAGCAGTATTTGCAGGGTTCGCTAACGATCATTTCTGCAAGTGTCTGTTGGAAGAAGACTTGCAACTAGGCAACTATAAATCACACCCACACATTAAAGCACCTTTATCAAATTAAATGGAACTACTTAACTCCCACCCAATCAAGAAGTCTGACCTAGGCTTTCATGGTAATCTCTTTGGAGGAAAGCTCCTAGCATGGATTGATGCATCAGCTGCAGGATATGCAATGCAGCTATGTGATACACCAAGAATGGTTACGGTATCAATTGATCAGTGTAACTTTGAGAAGCCAGCCCGAGAAGGTCAGCTACTGAAAATATATGGAAAGCCTGCCTCAGTAGGTAATAGCTCTGTCTCTTTGTATATGGAAGCAAGAGCACACAACGTATATACTGGGAAGCAGATTATCGTATTAAAGACCCATATCAAGTTCGTACACATAGACGAAGGTGGGTATCCAATTCCAGTAGGAGAGAAAGGTAGAAGTAGAATTACTAGAATAATAGAAAGTAGTAGCAAAATCGAAACAAAATTACTATAGTTAGGCATGAGTATCGGAGAACAAACACTAAGCACAATGATGCCTTTGTTACAAGATGTAGCAACAAAGCATGGGTTGAGATTATACATCGCACGTGAGTTTAAGATGGCTCGATTTCTACTAGCAAATGTTTATTTAAATTTTATATGATAGTTACTTTAATTTCAGACACGCACACAAAGCATAACCAAATCACAAAGGATCTTCCTGGTGGTGATTTATTAATCCATGCCGGTGACTTTATGTCCTCAGGTTACAGCCCTTATGAAGCAGAAGAGTTCTTTAAGTGGTTTGATAAAATTAACAACTATGACACAAAAGTGTTCATTGCAGGTAACCACGATCGATTAATGGAGAGTGATCCTGAATGGGCTAGTGGTATTCTAACCGGATACAAGACTATAGAATACCTACAAGACGATTGGTTGGGGATATATAACGATGGTCCTAATGGTGATCTACCGGAAGAGAATGTACGCATCTACGGTTCACCATGGCAACCTGAGTTCTACGATTGGGCTTTTAATTTACCAAGACATAGTGAAGAGATGAAAGCACGTTGGGATGCAATTCCTGATTTTACAGATATCCTAATAACACACGGACCTCCATTCGGTCACTTAGATATTCCAGGTGGAGGAAGACCTATACGAGTTGGATGTGAAATGCTACGTGCACGAGTTGATGTAGTTAGACCAAAGATTCATGTGTTTGGACATATCCATGGAAGTCACGGTTACTACTACGATGGGCACACTCACTTCTTCAATGCTTCTGCACTGAATGAGAGGTATGAGTATCGCAATCTACCATTCACATTTGATTGGAATCATTTAACTAATGAAATTAAATGGTTGTAGTTCGGATATAAAGTCGTATCTTTAGATCATGAGAAAAGTAACACAACGCAAAGCAATCGAAGGGGATCTTGAAGATTACATTGGAGGTATTGTCTCTACAAACTTAACAGCTACATGCAGAGCTAAGCTTGTTGCAGTTAGTACTGAGTTATGTTTGTTTGAGACTTCACCTACTCCATATGACGTACTAAGAGTTAAAGGTTACGACTGTGTTGTTGGTGAGATATTCACACTATCAACTCGCGATGTACGTTTTATGTACTTCCCACCAGATGAAAACAAATTTAATAAAGATGGAAAGATATTGCAAGAGTTGTGAGAAACAAACCTCACACAGACAGAAAGGACTAAGATCACCAGTTGATGTATGCAACGACTGTGATACTATTAACTCAACATACACTCTAATAAAGAGTAATGGAGAGATGCATAGAGCTAATCAAGTAAAGTTTGTAGAGTGGGCTGGTGAGGAGTTAGGAAGTCGTGGTAAAAAGCTACATGAGTTTCCTAAGGTAGGGTTTAGTGCTCTACTGGATCCTCAGTATGGTCCTAGCTTCACTTGGCTGACTACACCTATCATTGAGATTGTAGAGATCAAAGAGGAGTACTTCAAGTTCAAAACACAGAACAGTAGCTACGAACTATTTGGTCCTATGGAGATGTACGACGAAGCTAATGGTAATCCGGTATGAAGATAAACTACGCAGCACTCGGATTGGGAATGTTATTTGGCTTTCTAGCTCAAATATGTGTATTCTTCCAACTACAAGGACCAATGAAGTATGAGTGGTTTAAGAATAATTACTGGTTGACAGTGATGATGGGCATTCCTATCTCAATGCTATTTATGGAATCAGTAAAGTATATGGTAGCTGCTTATGATGGTCAAATGTGGCCTTCCCGACTAATTGGATTCAGTATCGGTGCAGTTGTATTTACTTGGCTTAGTTGGTTACTATTCAAAGAACCACTCACATTAAAAACCATAGTCAGTTTACTATTCGCAGCAGGAATACTAGGTGTTCAGATTTTTTGGAAATAATTTAACAAGCTGTTGCAAAATCGTTTCATTGGTAGTATCTTTACTGTATGAAAAAAGACACAGTTATATTCGATTTAGATGGCACATTGGCTTTGATTGATGAAAGAAGAGCTTTGGCCGCAAAACCAAACGGAAAGATCAATTGGAAAATATTCTTTGCTCCAGAGAACATTGCATTGGATAAACCAAATACACCGGTTATGTCGGCATTTCACGGATTTAAGCGCCAAGGGTTCGATGTAGTTATTTTCTCAGGAAGAGATGAAATAAGTCGCGCTGAAACCATAGCATGGCTAGACGGCTACGATATTGAACCAGATGCCTTGAAGATGAGACCACAAGGATCTTTCACACCGGATGATATCTTGAAGAAACAGTGGTTAGATGAGTTGGGAGCAGACAAAGTGTTCTGTGTATTCGATGACAGAGATAAAGTAGTACAAATGTGGAGAGACAATGGATTAACTTGTTTCCAAGTAGCTCCGGGTAATTTTTAAGTTATGAAAGAGTTATTCTTATTAAGAGGTTTGCCTGGAAGTGGTAAGTCTACGTTAGCTAAAACATTAGGAGGACTTCACTACGAAGCTGATATGTACTTTACAAATGCTGCAGGAGACTATAAGTTTGATCCCACTGGTTTACGTAGCGCACATGAGTGGTGCCGAGATTTAGTCTGGGTAGCTATGACTAAGTCTGAACCACTTGTAGTAGTATCAAACACATTCACTCAGGAGTGGGAGATGGAAGCTTACTACAAATTAGCTGAGAAGTATGGATATCGAGTATCGTCATTGATAGTTGAGAACCGTCACGGAGGAGTAAATGAGCATGGAGTACCAGCTGACAAGTTGGAACAAATGAAGAATAGATTCGAAGTAAAACTATAAAAAGTTTTGCACAACTGTTGCATCAACGGAAAATAGGTACGACCTTTAGATATAATTAAAAACACACAAGTTATGCCAAAGATTTACAAAGTAGGAGGTTGCGTTAGGGATACGTTTCTAGGTATTGATTCGAAGGATATTGATTTTACCTTTGTGTTAGATAACATTGACAGATCCGTAGAGGAAGGGTTTCAGATAATGACTGAGTACCTAGAACATAAGGGATTCACAATCTTCTTATCGACTCCACAGATGTTTACAATTAGAGCTAAGTTCCCAAGTACAGACGGACCTTATGCTAGATACTGCGGTATGGTTGCAGACTTTGTGTTAGCGAGAAAGGAAGTTGGATATGTTCCAGGAACGAGACAACCGATTCTTGAGTTAGGTACGTTAGAAGATGACCTTATTAGAAGAGACTTCACTCTGAATGCACTAGCTGTAGATGAGGACGGAAATCTAATTGATCTTTTCAATGGCGTTAACGATCTAAAGGTAGGCTTACTCAGAACTCCATTAGATCCAAAAGTCACAATGATGGATGATCCATTGAGGTTTTTAAGAGCTTTGAGGTTTAGTATCACTAAAGACTTTACGATTGCTCTTGAGATATTCGATGCTATACAAAACCAACCTGAGATTCTAGAGAAGCTAGAAAAAGTAGTCTCTGCAGAGAGAATTAGAGAAGAGGTTTTCAAAATGATGAATGCTGACACTGTAAAGACTTTGGAGTTGTTTAGAATCGTAGAAGAGATGGTTCCAGGATTCACTAAGCTAGTATTCAGCAAAGGTCTATGGTTGAAACCAACATTTGAACAATAAATAAATACACAATAAGAAATGGAAAATAACAACAGCGTATGTTACGTAGGACTCGTAACAGAAGTAAAAGCCATCGAAGGAGCTGACAACATTGAGTTAGCAGTAGTTGGTGGATGGAATGCAATCACTAAGAAAGGTGAATATGCAGTAGGTGATAAAGTTGTAGTAGCTACAACAGATGCAGTCATTCCAGTTGGGTTATCTGACTTAATGCAAGTGACTAACTACTTGCGTAAAGGACAACGAGTGAGAACCGTTAAGTTGCGAGGAGTATACTCTGAGTGCTTATTAATCCCATTTAAGTATCTAGCTCCTAAGTCATTGGAAAAGAATGTTAAGGATGGTGATGACATGATGGAGATCTTAGGAGTAACCAAGTACGAGCCACCGGTAAGACAAGTTCAGTTATCATCTGGAAGAAAGGTCAAATACAAAGACAATCCAAACTTCCATGTCTACTACAAGTTCCCTAACTTGAAGAATGTAGCTGGGATGTTTACTGAGGAAGATGTAGTTGAGATCACTAGAAAGATTCATGGTACCAATGCTCGCTATGGTATTGTCAAAAAGACTAGCTTGTCTTTCATGGACAAAGTTAAAAAGTTCTTCCGCTTAGGTGGAGAGTGGATTGATTATGAGTATGTGTACGGATCTCACAACGTTGAGAAAGGTTCTGACTCACAAGGATTCTACTCTACAGATGTTTGGAGAACAATTGCTGACAAGTACCAAATCAAAGAAAAGCTTTGGACGATTGTTAAGGAAGAGTACACTCCAGAACAGTTGGGAGCAGGGATTGTAATGTATGGTGAAATCTACGGAGCAGGTATTCAGAAGAATTACGAGTACGGATTAACTGATATGGAGTTTGTCGGGTTCGACTTCTCTGAGGATGGAACATACTTTGCACCACTCACATCACAATATGCTATCAAAAACGTGATGGGATTACCATATGTAGAGCAATTGCATTTCGGACCATGGACACAAGAAGTACAAGACAAGTATGTGTTCAATAACTTCATCGAAGGTACTAAGGTGCCACACGAGGGAATTGTAATCAAGTACCACACTGGTCAGCGAAACAAAGTAGCTAAAGTAATCAACCCAGACTACTTGATCTACGGAGAGAAACACAACGTAGGAGACTCACACTAATGGTAGCACGAACGAAGATAGGAAGCTTTCGAGCAACTTGGGTGTTGAGGCATCGATGGGAAGAAGGATCTGAAAGCATTTTAAAAAACTATGAGGCTAATAATATTAGACGTACATGGGAGCTGGGTATTTGGGCAAAACGATCTAAAGCAGTTGGTCGCAGAAAAGCTGGTAAAGATAAAGCTGATACCATTATTAAGACGTTCGGATCCGATAATCACGTAAACTGCTACATGATAGGATTAAATTTAATTATTGCTAAAGTTTGGGTTGATTTCAAATTCAGCCCAACACTTGGCACAAAATAAAACTTATACAATGTTTAAAGGTTTTGGAAATTTTAGAAATGCAATACTGATAGTTCTAGGAATGGGTTTGATGTATGTTCCAATTGTCTACTTCGCAAAGCAGGAATCGATGCAATGTGATGAAGTAGTATTCCTCGAGGGTGAATTGAGTATGGACGTAAGGGAGGTAAACTCTCACGACAATGGAATGTCTACTATCTATCTGTGTGATGGAAAAGTATTAAAGGTACCAACTAGAAGAATAATTAAAATAGTAGATAAAGATGTTCGATAAGATAAGACGATGGTGGCGATGGGAAGCACGCTACATGCATAGAGATTTTGCTCAAGGAGTAAAGAACTTGTGGAAATGGTTTCCAACTATTTGGAAAGATCGAGATTGGGATGAACATTTCATTTATGAATTGCTTCGTGTGAAGTTAGAGTTCCAAGCCGAGTACATTGGAAGCAGAGACATACACACTACGGCAAAGCGTGATGCTGAGTTAATGAGATTAGTGGCTCGATTGATTAAGCTTCAGCAAGATGACCACTACGGCATGGAGTATATGGAATACCACGATCAAGATCTTAATTGGGTAGACATAGAAGATCGTCCAGGATATGTTGAAGCAGTGTTTGATCAAAAGTCTGAGAGGTTTGATGAGTTCTTTGCAAAGTACCCTAGACAATACAAGCGAGTAGCTAGTGGTGAAATCAATCGATACAGACGTGAGTTCTCTAAGAAAGATAAGCAGGAAATCGCAATGGAGATTGCTCACGAGAATCAGGCACGTTGTCAGAAGCTACTATTCAGCATCATGCACGAGCATATCCAAGGATGGTGGGACTAATGAAAGAGGTACAAGATAGAGTTTGGGCTAAGGTCAAAGAACTTAGAAAGCAGGGCAAATTACCAGATTGGTCAGATGAAGACTTTAAAGATGAACCATCAGCATTAGCGAACTCCCAATACAGATTACAAAGTGACCCAGCAGGATTCTTAGGACCACAACACTCTCAGCACCTGGTTGGAAAGACATTCATGTATAATGGTCCTTATGGACTTCACGAATGGACTGACAAAGTAAGCCAAGTAACGATGTGTAAAGAAATGCACAGTGAACCTGGAAAGTTGCTTAGTGTAATGGGTTATAAAGTGGAGTGGTATGTAAGAGCTTCACGAACAAATTACATTTATCCATTAAAAGAGGTAATTTTTTTAGATTAACTGTTGCAAATACGAATCAAAGGTAGTATATTTAGAGCATGAAAGAAAGACAGAATAAAACACCGTCAGGTTTAAGAGTAGGAATCACAGCGTTGGCCTTCGGTATAATGACGACACTCTATGGAGAGTATATTGTCAGCAGAGAGGTTCCAAGTTATGTGGTAGGATTGTGCACCATAGTGGTGGTAGCATCTTTAGGATACACAATAAAGAGTATTATCGAGTATATAGACTCAAAGTTTAATAAATCAGTTACAAACAAAAAACAAAAGTAAATTATGTTATTTAGTATTATTTTAATTATCGCAGCTGTAGGGTTTGCTGCATTCAGAATCATCAAAGGACTTTCTCTAGTGGAGAATGCAGGTTATAATGACGCAACGGCTAAAGCAAAGGGTCGTAGTATGGTTCGGACGGGAATTGTAGTTGCAATTTTAGGATTACTTGTTGGTATGTTTCAACCATTTTCATTGGAACGAATCGATGCAGGTAATAAAGGTTTGAAAGTAAACTTAACCGGATCAGATAGAGGAGTTGCAAAATACCAATATAAAACAGGATGGGTATTGTATAACAGCTGGACTGAACAAGTTAAAGAATTTCCATTATTCCAACAACACATTGAATACGATGCACAAGAAGTAATCACTAAGGGAGGTTTCTCGGCTACTATCAAACCAAGCTTCAACTACTCACTACGAGAGGATGCTATTGGAGATATGTTTGTCAACCTACGCTTAGACATTAAGGAGATCGAGCAGGGCTGGTTAAAGAATGCTATTGTAAGTTCAGTTAATGACGTTGCGAACCGATGGGAAGTAGATGCCATCTTTAATAAACGAGAAGAGTTTGAAGCAGCAATTATTGTAGAGTGTAATAAAAGAGTATCTAAATGGTTCACTGTATCTCAGTTGCGAACTAATATAGTACCACCAGCATCACTACAAAAAGCTATCGAGGGTAAGACTAAAGCGGTCCAAGAAGCTCAAGCTGCGCAGCAACGTACACTAGTAGCTCAAGCTGAGGCATTAGAAAAGATGGCTATTGCTCGAGGTGACTCTGCTAAGACTATCATTAATGCTCAAGCTGCTGCTCTAGCTATGAAGATCAAACAGAAAGAGCTATCTCCACTTTATGTAGAGTTTGTGAAAGCATCTTCATGGGATGGTAAGTTACCAACTACAGTTGCAGGTAATGCAGGAACATTCTTGAACATCAAATAACAACCAACACCTAAATAAATTAACCCTCCTAGTGAGGGTTTTTTTATGTTCAGCTGTTGCATAAACGAATAGGAAGGAGTATCTTTAGGTATAAACAAAAGCAAGTTATGATAGTATTAGATTTAACAAACCCAGTAAACTCCTCAGTGAAGTATCAGGTTAATAAGTTTCCTGACGGACAGCAGTCCATTACTTTACTTAATAGTCATCATTTTTGGACATTGAAGAATGAGACAATAAAGATCCATAGTCACCTTAATTCGTTCGCAGACTTGGAGTTAATTATTTGTGCTAAGAAGGTTTTAGATAACCTAGGAACTCCTCAAGTAATACTACACGTTCCATACTTCCTAGGAGCTAGATCGGATCGTAGGTTTGAAGAGGGAACAGTTCACTACCTTAAAGAGGTAATCTGTCCTATTATCAACTCACTGAAGTTTGATGCAGTGGTAGTATTAGATCCTCACTCAGATGTACTTGAAGCTTGTCTCGATAACATGGTGAAGATCGACAACCACTTAATTGTGAAGTCTGCATTGACTGCAATTGACAATAAGAATGATGCACGAGATCGAATCTGCTTAGTGTCACCTGACGCTGGTGCTTACAAGAAGATCTTTGATGTAGCTAAGAAGTTCGACATTGATAAAGTGATTACAGCTACAAAGGTCCGAGACTTGAAGACCGGTAAGATCTTACATACAGAAGTTCCTACACCAGACATGCACAACGACATTAAATATGTGATTGTCGATGACATCTGTGATGGTGGTAGAACTTTCACTGAGATTGCAAAGGCTATCAAAGCTGTTAGACCAACTGCTAAAATCTATCTAGTAGTAACTCACGGAATCTTCTCAGGTGGTGAAAAGCCTTTGAAAGAGTACTTTGAGCATGTATACACTACTAATAGTGTGAAGGAAGGTGAGTCAGATTTTGTTACACGATACAACGTATTCAAATGATAGTGTACCACAAAGACTTCTTCATCAACAGATTAGTGAAGGAGTGGCTCAACCACGAGAAGTTAGTCATCGCATGCGACTTAGATGACACAATCATTCCATACAACCTAGAGCTAACACAAAGCTGTGCAGATGTTGTTGAGTTGATACTAGATTGCCAAAAGGAAGGAATTGTATTCATTATCAATACAGCACGAGAACGATCCAAGTTGATTGATAGTGTAGGCCAAGTAGAGGATTTAGGAATCAAAGTACACTCAGTTAACGAAATGCCTCCCTATTGGACACTACCAATTGGAGTATCAGGTAAAGTGTATGCTAACATATTCTTAGACGATCGAGGTGGATTGGAATGTACCAAGCACCAATTGCGTAAAGCATTGGAGATAGTAAAACAGATAAGAGAACAACAAAAAATACAGAATGAAAGTAATTAAACCACCACATGCAATAACTGAAAGAACGTACGGACATCCAACTATCTTCCTAGCTGGAAGTATTGAGATGGGTAAAGCAGAGGATTGGCAATCACAGATGGAATGGCTATTTCGTGATAAAGATGTAACCATATTTAATCCTCGCAGAGAGGAATGGGATTCGTCTTGGACTCAGGACATTGAGAATCCACAATTCTATCAGCAAGTGAATTGGGAGTTGAATGCATTAGAGAAGAGTGATCTAATCTTTATGTACTTTGCACCTGGAACGCAATCACCAATATCACTACTAGAGCTTGGACTATTTGCACACACCGGTAAGTTGGTTGTATGCTGTCCGGAAGGTTTTTGGAGAAAGGGTAATGTTGATATCGTTTGTGATAGATATGGCATTCCAGTATTCTCAAATGTAGTAGCAGCTCAGGGAGAATTATACAGCAGATGGTTAGAATTATTTAAGTAAACTGTTGCATATTCAAAAAGGAATAAGTAAATTTAGGTATAACAAAAAAAGAGAAATATGAATCCATTATTTTTAACAGACGGGTACAAGACGGGACACCACAAGCAGTATCCAGAGGGAACCACATTAGTGTATTCCAACTTCACACCACGTAGCAACAAGTATGCTCCGAAGGGTTGTGATAAAGTAGTATCATTTGGTCAGCAATTGATCATGAAACAGATCCACGAAGCCTTTGAGAAAGACTTCTTTCATCAACCAAAGGAGCACGTGTGTGCTGAGATCAAACGTGAGTTGTCAATGTACTTAGGTACCGACTATGACGTATCTCACTTCGAGGCGTTATGGGATCTACAGTATCTTCCAATCAAAGTGAAAGCTATTAAAGAAGGTACATTGGTTCCAATTAAAGTTCCAGTGTTAACAATCGTCAACACACATCCAGACTTCTATTGGATCACTAACTACTTGGAAACAATCATCTCCAATATGTTATGGAAGCCAATGACCTCTGCAACAATTGCACATCAGTACAAGAAAGTACTAGAGCATTGGGCTGAGAAGACTAACCGTGATGCGATGGAGTTTGTTAATTGGCAGGGACATGACTTCTCTATGAGAGGTATGGATTCTACTGAAGCGGTTATCTCTTCGGGATTAGGTCACTTAACTTCATTCCTAGGATCTGACTCACTTCCAGCTATCTACGGAGCTAGAAAGTATTACGGTGAGACAGAGTTTGTTGCAGGATCAGTAAATGCTA